CCCAGGCGGGAGTAACCTCCATCCGCACCACTTGCTCTTGAGAGAAGCAAGAAACTCATATAGGGTCATATTGACTCCACCAGTTCTTTTAAAGTCTCTCCGTGACTAAAGGGGGGGGTTCCCGACCAGTACTTTTTAAGTCTCTCCGTGACTCAAGCAACCTCAACAGTTTCAAGATCTTGATAGAGATACTCCATCAACATTTCATAGTCATCCATTGGATCTCCAGAAAAAACAACACCTTCGTTTTCATAGTAACGACGAACTTTTTTGTAAAGTTTCGGATTCTTTACATCAAGATAAAAGTCTCCGTTTGCTGCTCCACGAAGAGTTTGAATGTCTTTTTTGAACTTTGAAGTAAGTGCCATTGTTTCGATTGATTGCCTTAGTATTATAAGGGATTGACAGCGAACTGTCAATGCTGGTTACAGGAGTCGAACCTGTTTATATTCTGTTATGAGCAGAGCGCTATTACCGAATGGCTAAACCAGCAAAAAATCACGATGCTTCGTCGTGGTCTGTATAGATTCTCAGCAGTTCATCGTCTGCTGGAATCATAACTGCTGTGTGCCCATTTTCTTCGTTTCTGATCCCTATATGTTCACCATTCTCAACTCGTTCAATCAACGTGTCCCAGTTGTTTTGCCAGTTTTCCACAGAATAAATCTTCATTGTTGTGATATTTATAAGTCCGGATATTCAGATTTGAACTGAAATTATTCCTGCTCCCAAAGCAGGTGCCATGACCAAGTTAGGCGATATCCGGTTACTGAAATATTATAAGATTACTTTTTCTTTTTGTCAACCTTTTTCTTTCTTTTCAGTTCTTGTTTAACTGATTTACCACCACTTCGATCAGTAATCAGTTTCTTAACTTCCTTCTTGGTTGGAGGACCATCTGGACCATCATAAGATTGGAGAGTATATGTCTTTACTCCATCCTTCTCACTATAAGAACCAGGAACTGCGTGTGGAGGTGTTCCTGATTTTTTTCCTTCGCAAATTTCGTAGAACTCTCTGAATGTAAGCATTTTACTTGTCGTGTTTTTTGTCAAATGGTGCCCAGTGCTCCCACTTATATTTATGAACTGCCCACATGCCTGCTATAGGTAATACAATAAGAGAACCACTTAGGACACCAAGAAATACTGGATTGTTGAGTGCTGTTGCTACAAAGTGTGACATTATGGGTTTGTTGGGTCAATACCAAGTTCGTTTAAATAATCGATCCACCATTGTGGGTCTTCTTGTGTTTTCCAATCAGGAACCTCAAGGCCCCTCTCAGAATACCATTCCCAGAGTGCTCTGTCAATGGTCTGTGCTGTTTCAATCACTCTCTTTCTCTTCATCAACGTCTGCATATGCGTCTGCCAAATAGGGTCCGTGTTCTCGTTTGGCATCTTCTCTGACATAATCGTTTTCAGAATTTACGGCAGCAATCCACAAAGATAATTTCATTACTATGTAGATAATAACAACAGGTAAAAAGCAAGCAATAAGAATTAGTGACTTCATTCTTCCTCCTCGTCCCAGTATCCGTCAAATGGTTCTTGGCACATTTCTCTGTGCTTTAAAAACTGAATTGCTTGTTGAAGTTTCTTTTCGTCTTCTTCCGTAAATCTTTCTTCTGCTTCCATTAGTGTGCTGTTCCGTTTCCTTTGTAGTCATCAGAATCGTAGTATCCTCCGCGAGTTCCAAAATAAAAAGTAGTAAACACGAAAGGAATTGCTATTACTAATAAAAATATTCCTAGTAAATGTTCCATTTATTTAAGTGAAAGGTTTAACCAAGTAAACATTGGTGGGATTACTCCAATAAGTCGAAGAAGACCTTCAGCAAAAAGAGCAAGAACAACCCAACCAACACACATTGAAATAATCGCAGCATTACGATTATGTGTTCGTATGGCATCATCAATCATCTCCTGTACTTCACTACGACTTACAAACTCATCATGAGGCTCAATCATTCAGGAAAATCCTCTTCCAGTTCCGTTAAACGCTTTGCCCATGTTACTCCACCATCTTCCCCTCTGCAAGGGTTTATGCAGGTATCATCACCAAGTTTGTTACATACAAGACCAGCAAGATCTAATTCGTTTCCTTTCTTGCCAGTTCCTGACCAATAGTGCTCACCATTCAACCAAGTAGCACCACACTTGGGGCATTCCTTCCTATCAAGAGATAGGTCGGATAGCTCTCTATTCTCCATCTTTGTACTCCTTAAGGAACTTTTCAAAGTCGGTCGTATCCTTAATAAGTTGCCTCTTAAGTTTCCAACCCATCCACTTCATTTGCGCCTTTACAAATGCATATCGGATTTGTAAGTCAAGGTAAACAAAAAGTTTCATAGTCTCATCATAACCCGCAAAAGCAACTAATGCAACAAATGTCAGCATTAGAAGATAAAACCCTGCCATTTTACAATCCCATATATTCATATGTAGACATTAAAGCATCTCTTAACATTTTAATGTCTTTGTTGTTACTAAACGGAGAGAACAGGAATCGAACCTGCGAAGGTGTTACCCCCAGCCGCTTTCAAGGCGGTGTCCTCGACCAACCGGACTCTCTCCAAATTTTATCGGATTTCGAAGTCCAATTTACGAACTTTTCTATCCCTTCTTGCCTGTTGCCAAGCAACATCTTCCTGAGTTAAGAAATTCTTTTTTCTTTCCTCTTTGTATGAGTTTAACATAACAACCTTAGATAAGTCAAGCCCTGATATCTTTTCCCCTCTTATTGTTGTCATATTAGGGCAACCACAAGTTACTGTCTTTGTAGCGTGTCCCTCTAATTCTCTATTACAATTCTTACACCTTACTCTTATCGTATCCATAATATATTCATTTTGATTTATTCAGTTTTATTTATAATGGGAGCAGAGGGATTCGAACCCCCGACATTCTGCGTGTAAAGCAGACGCTACTACCTCTGAGCTATGCTCCCATACTCCCATCGTAGGTACTGCCCCTACCAATCTCCGATTAACAGTCGGGCCCGTTCGCTTGCTCGGTCGATGGGAATAAAGGAAGTTACTGGACTTACACCAGTTCAAAGGGCATTGTCTGCTTGTCTCGATTCTTTGACTTAACTTCCTTTGGCGTCTACCTAGTTAATCGCTAGGGACTACCAAGAGCGGGGTATCGGAATCGAACCGACGACATCTAACTTGGAAGGATAGCGTTCTACCGCTGAACTAACCCCGCATATAAGACAATCATAACACATAAGTATTAGATTGTCAAGTGGAGAATAGGAGACTCGAACTCCTGACACCCGCCTTGCAAAGGCGATGCTCTACCAACTGAGCTAATTCCCCTGGCGAAGTTCTACATGAACTTCTCTGTGACAATTGGCGCAAAGTATACAACACTTGTCCAATTCCATCAATACCTTTTCCCAATTCCATTTCCGCATATTGTTCCAAGATGCTTCTTTTTTACTTGGGTCAAGATGGTGAAATTCTAAAACATCTGGATACTTATCATACCCACATCTTTCACATTTTCCACCTTTATATTCTATAGCATCAAGTTTTCTTTGACGCCATCTTTGAATACAATACTGATTAAAAGCAGATTTCTCTTCTTCAGTCATCAGTTTATAAGGTTTACTCATAAGGTTAGAATAAGTATTTCTAACCTATTTATAAACCAAGCAGGCAAGGTAGGACTCGAACCTACAATCGGCAACTTAGAAGGTTGATGCATTATCCATTATGCTACTTGCCCAGGTGAGAGACTTACACAAGGTTTGGGCCCCTGTTGCTCATAAGACAATCATACCATTTTATGATTTAATTGTCAAGTGGGCAGGGAGGGATTTGAACCCCCGTAGGCAGAGCCAGCGGATTTACAGTCCGCCTCCATTAACCACTCGGACACCTACCCTATTTTACATCAACTTCTTGGTCACCAAAATCATTATCTTCAAGACAAAGATATTCTAATTCCGTTTTACCAGTTGGCAAATTAATCCATTCATCAAACTCTTCTGCAATGGCAACAGCATCAAATTGAGACTCTACGTTTCCCTCAGAGAGTTTATGAATCCTTTCAATTGACCAATTACGAATTTGGGCGACAGGTTCAATCTTTGCATTCATAGTAATCCTTTCGGAAGTATCTGTTGAGGATGTTGCTATTATAGAATGCTGGTCCTCCTGTGTCAAGGCTTTCGGTAAGGACTCCGTTGACAAAGAGTTGTCTGGTTTCTTCGAAATTTGTTTTGCCCTTTGTTTTATGTAATGATAGGATAGTTCGACTAAAATTCTGTCTACCCAATTGTTCAATTTCTTCTTTAAGTTTCGAAAGAGGCTCATAGTAATTTTTCAAGGTTTAGATAGTTCTGAGAAATAATCTTTAGAAGCAATGTGAGGAGTGTATCCAGGATAAAACTTTTTAACGATAGAACTAATTCCCATAGCAGTAATGGCGCTTTCACAAATAACCCAGACTTCTTTTTTATCCTCTAAAACAATATGTTGAAATGGAAACTTAGTCTTCTTCATAAGTAAACGTTTTGTTTTTAACTTTTGTATCAAATTCACCAGTGCGTCCTGGTTTCATTTTCCCCACTTTAACATTTTTACCTTCTATTTATTATAAAGTTATTAATATAATCCAAAAATACTTTCATTATAAATAGTTTTATGGTAGAAAGTATTTTTATGTCTTGGAGATATAATGAATCGGAATTTGTAGAAGCTCCTAAGGGTATTGAGGGGTTTGTTTATCTCATAACAAATCTAACAAATGATAGAAAATATGTTGGCAAAAAATCTTTTTGGACAAGAAGAAAGGATAAGAAGACTGGTAGAAGAAAAACAAAGGAAAGTGATTGGAAAAAATATTTTGGATCTTGTGATGAATTAAATGAAGATGTAAAACTTCTTGGTGAAGATAAATTTTTGAGAGAAATACTCTACTTATGTCCCCATAAAAAATCAATGTCTTATTATGAAACTATGGAACAATTTAAAAGAGATGTTCTAATGACTGATGATTATTATAATACAAATATTGAAGGAAGATTTTTTGTGAGTGAGAGAGCAGGAATTTATGAAGTCGTTATGAGAAACGATAAATTCCGTGATATGAGAAGTAAAAAGATGAAAGACAAATCATATAATCCAATGTATAAACCAGAAGTTCTTGAGAAGTTTAGTAAAATGTATTCTGGCGAAGGAAATCCTATGTATGGAAAAAAACTTACCGAAGAGCATAAAAAAGCACTCACAACATCAAAAAATGTAAGAGTGAGTGATGGGGAAAATACTTGGGAAAGTGTTGTATCTTACTTAAAAGAAAAGAAAATAGGACACCAAAAATACAAAAAACAATTAGAAGATGGATTAATCTTTATTGTTAATTGATTCAATTAAAGTTTTTGGATTATCGTGACTGATTGGTAATGAGATAAACAAACCCAAAGTAGTCCCCAATATCACTAGAAGTAAAAACCTTGCCATTATAAATCCAGGGATTGTCATAGATTTCATCAGTAGTATAACTGCAACTCATTCACATAGTCAATAGCTTTGCTCAGATATTTATGAGCAAGTTCTTTCTCATGTGGAGTTGCATTTTCTCCATCAATATGATGCTTGAGTTTATCAAGTCTTGATTTGAGTGTGAAAATATCCGTAAGACCAATCATTAGAAAAAAGAGGAGTTATAACGCTCCTCTATCTATACATCCAGAGTAGTTATACCTACCCACTCTTTACAATAGTCATAATCTCCAAACAAATACTCATCATGTTTTGCTGCTTCTTTATATGCATCTATACAACAATCTATCTCAGAATAATTTGTGATGGGAGTCAATGGTTCTATATTATCCATCTCCTCCCATATAGAATCTAGATCTTCAAAGTTGGAATCCTGAGAATGTGTTTGCTTTGACATCTTGCTTAATACCCCCAACAATGTAACTTTCTACTTCTGTTTCTTGTGGTGCTACCTGAAGTCCTTTAGAAGAAATCCAGTTCTGTGTCCAAGGAAGAGGATTGTTATTTGCAGCAATGTCATATTGAGGTTTCAGACCAATTGCTTTAATACGGCGATTAGCAATCCACTCAACGTACTGTTGGAGAAGTTTATCATTTAAACCAATCATAGATCCATCTTTAAACAGATAGTCTGCCCACTTCTTCTCTTCATTTACGGCACGGTCAAACATAGCATAGACCCACTCTTCCTCTTCTTTGGCAATCTGCTTCATCTCAGGATCATCACCATCGCGCCACTTGTTCAGAATGTTTTGAGTAATGGCAAGATGCTGATTCTCATCGCGGGCAATCAAAGAAATAATCTTAGCAGAACCTTCCATAAGTTTCAGTTCACCAAAAGCAAAACTGCAAGCAAAGGAAACATAGAAGCGAATACCCTCAAGGATATTCACATTTGCAACTGCACGATAGAGTTTACGCTTAACCTCTTTTAGGGAATCTTTTGCATAATCAGCACCCTCAAGACGATGTTTCCATTGGTCAGAAACACCATAAAAATGAGCAGAGTTAATAAAGTCATTATAAGACTCTGTAACGCTCTCAGCACGTTCTAGAATGCGATGATCGCCAATGATAGTATCAAATACCACCGAAGGGTCAGAATAAACGTTTTTGATGATATAGGTGTATGAGCGACTATGAATCATTTCCATAAATCCCCACACTTCCATACATGCTTCCAGTTCAGGAAGTGAGCAATAAGGAATGAATGCCATACCAGGACCGCGACCCTGAACGGAGTCAAGCATGATCTGATACTTCAGATTAGAAGTATAGATATGCTTCTGTTCAGGACGCAGCGTATGATAATCGCCACGATCCTTCTGGAGGGAGACCTCCTCAGGTCTCCAGAAGTATCCTAGTTGTTGTGTTGTGAGTTTATCGAAGACTGGATATTTGTATGAGTCGTATCTTTGAACCCCCAAAGGTTTACCAAAAAACATAGGTTGCTTTTTAGTGTTCACTTGTTCAGTATTAAAAACCGTAATCCCATTCATTTCATTCTTATCTTTGGATGTTACAAAATCGTACTGCATATGTCTCCTGATTAAATTTTACAGCTTTCACAATCGTCCTCTTCGGACTCCATAATATCATTTAGTAAACTTTTGAGTTCTACTTTTTCAAAGTCTTCATCATCTTTCTTACCATCATAAGTGTTCTGATAGTAACTTGTCTTCCAACCGTACTTGTAAGTTGTAAGAAGGTCTTGTGCCATTACGGATACAGGAACTTCATTGTCTGGATAGTTCTCTGGATTATAACTCCAGTTTCCACTAATTGCCTGGTCAAAATACTTTTGCATCATAGCAACAATATTAATATAACCACGATTGGACTCCATATCCCACAATAAAGTATAATTGTGTTTAAGAGTTTGATATTGTGGAACAATCTGTTTGAGTGTTCCCTTCTTTGATTTCTTAACGGACAAGTAATCTCTTGGTGGTTCGATTCCATTGGTTGCGTTTGACACAACGGAACTGCTCTCCGATGGCATCTGTGCGGACAATGTGCTGTGTCGGAGTCCGTGCTCCAAGATAGATGCTCTAAGACCTTCCCAATCATGTTGCAGTTTGATATTTGAAATTTCGTCTACATCCTTCTTGTATGTATCAATAGGAAGAATGCCATCAGCATACTTGGTACGACCAAAATCAGTACACCAACCCTTCTCCTTAGCAATCTCATTTGATGCTTTCAGAAGATAATATTGGAAGGACTCGGAAAGACCATTCACAGCATCCCAGGCTTCTTGAGAATCATAGTTGAATCCAAGTTTTGCCAAATAGTGTGCCAGACCAATAAAACCTACTCCAAGCGACCTACGTGCCTTTGTAGCGCGTTCTGCTGCCCTTACAGGATACTTCTGATAGTCGATGAGTTCTTCCAATCCACGAACAGAAAGTTCACAAAGTTCTTCCAGTTCTTCATCAGACTTAACCTTACCAACATTGATAGCAGAAAGAATACAAAGTGCAATCTCTCCCATATCATCATCAATATGTTGAATAGGATCAGTTGGCAAAGTAATCTCTTGACAGAGGTTACTCATATTGACCTTATCCTTAAAGGAAGAGTGTGAGTTACAATGGTCAATGTTCATCAGATACAAACGACCAGTTTCTGCACGTTCCTTCAGAATATCCAGAATGAGTTCTTGAGCCCCGATAGTTTTTCTTGGAATAGATGCATTTCGTTCATAATCATTGTATAGTGCATCAAATCCATCAGTGCCAAAAGCATCATACAAACCAGGAACGTCGTGCGGAGAGAAGAGGGAGATCTCTTTATCTTGGATGAAACGTTCATAGAAAAGTTTGCTGATTTGGATTGAGTAGTCTAGTTTACGAACACGATTATCTTCAGTTCCTTTATTGTTTTTAAGGACAATAATATCTTCTATTTCTTGGTGCCAGATGGGGAAGTGGACTGTCGCGGATCCACCTCGTATGCCATTTTGCGTGCAACATCTGACAGTTGCTTCAAACTTCTTGAGAAATGGTACAACACCTGTGTGTTGAACTTCTCCCCCTCGGATTTTAGCGTTGATGCCACGGATCCTACCAGCGTTGATGCCGATTCCCGCCCTCTGTGCAACGTATCTACCAATAGCCATATCAGAGCTAAAGATAGAATCGAGGGAGTCATCAACATCAACAAGAACACAACTAGCAAATTGTCGCAGTGGCGTTCGTACTCCTGCCATGATGGGAGTGGGGATGTTGATTTTGTGCTTTGAGATTGCGTCATAATACCTCTTGACATATGACATTCTGGTTTCTTTTGGATACTCTGCAAAGATAGTCAGAGCAATCATAATGTACATGAACTGGGGGGTTTCATATACTTTTCCACTGCTTCGATCTTGCACAAGGTACTTGTCAACGACCTGACGTAGACCTGCATAAGTGAATAGGTAGTCACGGTGATGATCAATAAAGGAATTAGCTTTATCAATCTCCTCCTTAGAATATTTAAGGAAAATATCTTTATCATAAACATCATTGTTTGTGCAGTTTATAATGTGCTGCTCAAGATGAGGAAAATCACGAATCATTCCATACAAAGACTTCCTCACGGAAAAGAGAAGAAGACGTGCAGCAACAAACTGATAGTTTGGATGGTCAAGATCAATCAAATCACTTGCACTACGAATCAGAATCTGCTGAATCTCATTTGTAGAAATGCCATCATAAAACTGAATACCAGACTTCATTTCTACTTGACTTGCAGACACTCCTGCAAGACCTTTACATGCCTCATCGACCATGATGTGCATCTTATCTAGGTCAAGAGTTTCAATTCGACCATTTCTCTTGACTACCTTTGTTCCGTTGCTCATATTTTTTCCAAGTAGTAAACTTAAGTTTTGCTTCTAATCCTGAGTAAGTATTACATTCTATCACACTCTGAACGTCAAGTCCAGAGAGCACCATGTCATTAATATCCTTTTCATTTATTGACGAAGGCCAGATGACAACTTTCTGTCCATCTCCGATAACACGGGAAATTCTTGATAGGATTTCTGTATTACGAGGTTCGTTATCGTAAATCCAAACACAATCGTCAATGCCCCACTTATCCACATCACCATCTGCACCGCATAAGGCAATCGCGTTGTGAATGAAGGTGCTATCGAATGGTCCTTCTGTAATGTAGACAGTTTCAGTTTTCTTGACCTTATCGAGACCGTAGATTTTTGGTGCGTCATCATTAAACATCACAGTGATATATTTAACAGATTTGGAATTGAGGGATCTACCCTGAACTCCAATTAAGTCTTGATTATAAAACAAAGGTATGATAATTCTAGGTTCATCATACCTTACATTCTCAAACTTGGGTGTTATAGTATTGACCCAAGTCATAAACTTTTCCGCATAATAAAATCTATCCGGATTTAACCTCCTTTTTTCTAGATACTTTTTTGCGGTTTCATTCTCCGATGCTTTTGGGAGATCTATTTTTTTAGAAAACTTAGGTGCTTCAAACTTAAACTTAGGTTCTTCTACGGTAAAGTTCTTACCAGTCTTACCTTCTTTAAATTTCTCAAATGTATATTGCTTATGAGTCTCAACATCAACTTGTTTCAAAAAATTATTGAAAGAGATGTTAAGGCCGCAATTATGGCATTTAAAGTTTGTATTATTTTTTACTTGGTAGAGATATCCTCTTGCCTTATTTTTATTCTTTTGAGAGTCTCCGCAAATGGGACAACGAAAGTTGTAGAGATCGTTCTTTACCCTTTTAAATTTTTGAAGTCTTGTAGAAATCAAATTGATGTATTTGACATCAACAAAATCCATAATCAGGCCTTTGGTTCAAGTCTTTCTATTATAGTGCTTTGGAGTTGTGGTGTCAAGAACTTTTGAAACAGACTTGGATTATTGGAAAACATACTTAATGCAAATATTGCACCCATCACAATCCAAACACGCTTTTCTATCTGCTGTATTCTTGACAGCATACTGTTATGATCGATGTCAATCTTATCACGGAGTTTGTCAATTTTTGCAAAGAGTATATTGTCGGTTTCCTCTTGCTTAGAGATCCTTTGCTCATGGACCGCTAGTATCTTACTTACATTACTATTTACTTCACTAATCTTTTCAATAGCATCATCAAGTCTAATAAGAACGCCTTTAAGATCGTCAACCTTTTGAGTCAGTACTGCAACCTTAACTTCTTCTTCCATTTCTAGACGTAATATCTTTGACCCACTTTTTATAATCTTTTGGAACACTTCTATAATCTACATCATCATTTCTTCTTTTACGAAATCCAAGAACTTTTCCCATACCAGCAACAGGTCCTTTTCGAGCAGATTGATCACTAAATCCCGCAGTTCCAGTAACCATCATTTCTCTAATGATTTGAATATATTTTTCTAGTTTATCCTTTTTCATCGTAGATACTGTGAAGTTCTCCTAAACAAGATTCATCAATCTCTATATCATGAATATAACATCTTGGATATTCTGGCAATTTATTAAGGAATATAATGAAAGTTTTTATTAAAGGCCACAATTCCATTTCAATTTTAAAAAACAACATAGGAGTTGCAGCCTCTCCAAATATATTATAAAGAATAATGAAGTGATTTAAAAGTAAATGAGTTTTCAATTTCCCATCTCTTTTATATCTCTTAAGTAATCTTTTAATATACCTAAAATGATTTAAGTCTTTTTCAAAATCATCTTTAGTTACTGCCTGAGGGTTCTCATAATTTTTAATCGCAAATAGGAGAAAATTTTCCTCCGTCAATTCTTTAAAAAACATTTATGTAATTATCAAGTATTAGGGAACAGTGCATTATCAGCAGCATCAGATGTTGTAGAAATTCCTCCTGCAACTAATACTTCGTGCTTGACTCTAAGATTTCCGTGAGTATCAATATATGTCATGATTCCTACCCATCCAGTATGTGGAGGTGCATACAATCTTGCATCACCTGTTGCAGCATTTGCTATTCCAATCTCAATTGAATCAACACCATAAACTGCTGTTGTGATATCAGTCGAATATCCCAATGCTGCTTTTGAACCGCCAGTTGCAGTTTTTACTTCAGGTGCTACATAAACACTGTCACCAATTGCATAGATTGGTTCTTGAGATACTGCATAAGATGCGCCAGCATTAACGGTGGTGATACCAGCAACAAATCCATCAACAGAAGCAAGTGACAATGTTGTTGATGTCACACCTATAATAGCAGCATAACCAAAAGTAGCACCGGCTCCAACTGTAAGGAAATCACCTTCAGAAACTGCCAAAGTGAAGGTTACGACACCGACTGCACCTTCTGCTGTTTTGGTATCAAAATTAACTGAAATAGTTCCTTCCGAATATACTAAATCTGTATTTCCCCAGAGTGCCATTCTCTTTACCCTTTAATAATTTTCTTTGATAATAATATTTATAAAATTATCAATCTTCTTGTGCTTGGAACAACAGTGTTTCAACCACATCTACTGCTTGATCATCAAGTTTATTATCAGTCGTAGCAGCAAGACTGCGAAGAATAGAAATCAGATAACGACGTACCTCTTCTTTCTCAAGTAATGAACCAATTGTCTTTTTTGCAAGTGGAAGTAATAATGCCCACATAATTAGTTACCAAATTATTTACATAATATATATGAACCTAAGGTGCAATAACACCCTTCCTCAATGCAGCAAGTTTAACCATCAGTTCCTTTCTTTTTGCCATCTTAAGTTTTTCCATCTCAGCTTTTTTTGCCTTTTCCTGATCATCCTTTTGCATTTGAGCATTTAAAGGATTCATTGTTGCACTCATATTTTCTTTAACTTCCTTTTTCTCAGGAAGACCTTCATGCTTAGTCTTTGCAAATTTCTTTGCTTCCTTTTCACTCATTCCGGCAGCTGTATCAGCAACTTCTGGAGATGGATTCTTCATTTCACCTTTCTTTGTGGAATAAACCATTGCCATAAAACGCTGCTGTGCCTTGCTTACAGCCTTCTCTTCAATGTGCTCAACTTCTTCATTTGCTGCGGTTGTATTAGAAGCACCTACATTAGTGTACTTTTTCTTTTTATTCTTTGCAGCAGTTTTATTAATTTCTCTATTGAGAAGTGCTTGCTTTAATTTCATCTTTGCACTAAGTGGTGGTGGATTTCCAAGTGCATTTGCCATAGTCATTCCAATACCTTCTTCAATCTCAACTTCCTCAACATACTGGGAGCGATACTTACCACCAGTTTTCTTATGAGTGTCTTCTAGTTCTGCAGCTCTTGCGTCAGCATACTTTCTACTCTTCACAGGTTTGCCGATCTTCTTCTCCTTCTTACCATCAGGAGAACCCATTACCTGGAATGGCATTTCATCAAGTTGCTCAACTTCCTCACTCATACGGTCAACAACTCGTTGTGCCTGCTTCTTGATGAAAGACTTCACTCCAGACTTTGCCTTTTTAGGAGCATCGGATGCTGCAGTTTTTGCCCTTCTAACTTTATCACCTACAGTTTGAGAAACTTCTCTACCCTTATTATAGGCTGCTACTTGTGCCTTTGCTGAAGCATAAGTTGCTGCTTTCTTTGCTGCGCCAATTTTTTCTTTTGCTGCGGAAACTTTTTCACCAGCCTTTCTACGAATGTACTTGAGTCTACCTTTTGCAACTCTCATCATCTCTTGTCTCTTTGCCTGTCTTGCCTTTTTCTTTCCAGACTTAACAGCATCATCATAATAAGAATCTGAGACTTCATTTAATGCATATTCAATTGCTTCTTCAATCTCTTCTTCAGAATAACCTTCAAAAAGAAACTCTTCATAAGCACCTTCAACAATATATGACATATCATCTTCTACCATCTCAATCAAAGTTCCACCAATCTCTTCGATTGCCTCTCCAAGTTTAAGGCCGCTTCCCATTGCACTGGTTTTTACTGTATTGTTAACTTTCTTTTCAGTCACTTTATCATTCTTTTCTTTAGTGTCCATAACCTCAATAAGGTCACTTCTCCAATTAGAAAATCCTTCCTTTCTTACAATTGTCTTTAATTTTCCTTTGCCTGGTGGTGTAGGAACAAATTCTCCCATTTCAGTTTCCTTTGGATCGTTTGTATCAACGTCCCCATCTACATCAGCATCAATTCTCTTGACTGCTTTCTTTACAAGTTTTTCAATGTCTTTAGAAGGAACTTCGTGAGGAGTGTGTGCCTGAGAATGAATTTCAGTAATTTCAGTTTCTTCTTTAGGAACACAATTAGGAACCATCTTACCACCCTTCTTTTTCATTCCAACTTGCTTATGAGTGTCCCAGCAAGCTTCATTAGCAATTGCATTACCAATTGCTCTACGACGATTCATCAAATACTTATCTTTTTTGGTATTCTTCTTTCTATCATTATCAATATCAGCATCTTCCTCTCCTACAGGATCAAGTGCTTCAGACATCTTTGCACGCTTCTCTCTTGCCTTTCTGAGAAGTCTTTCTCTTGCAGACTCTTGTTCTCCTTTGGGAATGTTAAACATATCCCTATCAGTTTTCAATTTCTCTTTGGGTGGTTCAACTTCTTTAGCAGCCTTTTTCATAGGCTCCTTTTTGTTTCTGTCCTTGTCAAGATCTAAGAAGTCAGGTTTATCTGCAACCTTCTCCATATAAACCTTGGAGATTTCGTTTAAATGAGTCATTAGTATAGGTATTACTTTTTAGCCTTATACTTATTTATGAAATTCCTTATACTTGAGGTGCCAGTCATACTCATATTGTAATCTCTTAATGAATCAGTACCAACTTCTCTTTTATCAGCAGAAACTCCAGATGGACCAGGATAATTAACAACTGCTTCCATCACATCACGAATCCAAGATTTGAACATATAGTTCTCTTGTGTAACGCAGATCAAATGATTGGTTCCTCTACGAATAATCTTACCAACAAGTCCAGTATTTAAATTCTCTACAACATCACCAAGATTAAAAATCTTTCCAGAAACATAATTTTCACGAAGTCCCTTTCTATCACACTTAGGAGCAATCTCCCAAAGTTCAATATCTTCCTTAATCTTCTTCTTTTTCGTATTCATTCCTTGACGAACTGCATCAAATAATGATTGAGCATCCCCATCATCAAGAGTCTTTGGAGTTCCCTTACGGAATGTTTCAAAATCATCATCCATTACAGCCTTTCTCATTTTAGATGCAGACATTCCTTCCACACCTTCAGCATCAGCATCTCTCATTCCAGCAGAGATAACACGAATCAAATCAAAGTTATAAAGTTCTCCATTATATTTTGTTGCAAGATTCTCAAACTCTGCTTGTCTGTCAGAACCAACAACAATACTTACATTTGAATATCCTTCTTCATTTGCAGCAACCAATACATCAAAAATAGTTTTCATATCTGGGTCATTGATAATGTTCTCCTCAAAATCTGGGAACATTTTCTTCATAAATGAAACTTTGATATCGGGGTCTAATGGATTCTTCTTTGGATCTTGAGACCTTGATGGATAAATTTTAAGATCTCCACCAGCAGATGCTTTCTTTGCAGCCTTCATCAGTTTCTCATGGCCCACCGTAGGTGGATTAAAACGACCAAATGCAACAGTTAAAGTATCAGAATCTACACCTGCACCAGAATCAGTTTCAGATGCCTTTGCTTTCTTTGGTGCTTCTGATTGTGGTGCTGCTTTTGCTTTTGCAGGCTGTGCCTGAGGTGCTTTTGGTTTAGCATCACCAGGAACATCTTTCTCACCAACTCTCTCACCCTTATTATAAAACTTTAATTTGCCACTTTCAGTTTTCGCAACAAATTCTCCACGGGAATCGTACCATCCCCCGTGACCATCACTCTTGAGGTTAAGTTTTTTCGCCTGCATACTAGCCTGCGATTGTGCCTCACTCAGAAACTGAAAGAAACTTTTCATCTATATTGCTAATCCTTATACTATATTTATTTCTTTTTATAATCACACATAATATGTGAAGGATAAAGACCAGATTGTTTATTTCTAAGATTCCACATAAACTTATACACAGAACTCTCCATATGAATATCAATCCTCTTTCCTTTACCCATAGATCCACCATACATTATTTTAATACTTCCAGTAATACTAGATGCTTTTTTCATATAATTTTCATCAATCTTATACATTTTTACACCACCAGAAGTTCCTCCATGAACCATCCAATATCCATAACCAATCGCATACTGTAGTAAGTCTTTAATGGCATCCTTGTCACAAGTATTTGTCACATCTACAGTCGGCATTTTTGTTTTATGTGGATAATCATTAAAAGTTTTAGCAAATAAAATAGGATCTATACCAAATATTTCAAATATTGCATTCCCAATTTGATTATTATAATTATTAAAATAACTTTTATAATCATTAGGAGTAAAAATTTTACCAACACCAGAATTAATAAAGGTCAATGTATTTCCATATTTTAAGGAAAGATATACAGGATCTTTCCTTGCTCCCCAAAAAGTTGTAATATCTGTAACTGTACTGCCAATATCCTTTTTCTTTATTCCTCCAGCAGTAACATATAGTCCACTAGATCCGCCAGACAATGGTCTTGATTGATTCTTTCCACCTTCCGCAGAAACATCAGAAAATCCACATCCTTCATTTTTTCCAATCTCCTCTATTAGATGTTTAGCTTCTTTAGAGTAAATTGTGTTATGTCCACCACATCCAAGTTCACAAGTCAAACTTTGATAAAAGTCTTTCTCAAATTTGATTCCAAGATTTATTTTCTTTCCACCTACCTGGCCACCAAACTCTTCAGTCTTTACCATCTCAGTTAATGGTACAGTTTTAACTTTATTCGTATTTACAAATTTACCAACAAATAGTATTTTGTCCTGAGTTTTTCCTCGTTCAATAACCTGTCTAATTCTTGCAAGAAGTTCATTTCTAGTATTTTTTTCGTCTGCCTCATATGGATACTCATCACCATCTTGTACAACAACAATTGCATATGGTTTAAATTGCCCATCTTTATGAAGAAATACATTTGTCAAATTATTAAGACTATAGAATTTATCTACGAGAATTACATCTCTATCATTTTTTGCAATTTGAGTTTTTGACAGTTCTGCCATCTATCCAATATCTTTCAAGTATTTAGAATCTTTAAAGGCATTAAAAAACCCCCAGACTAAAAGTCTGAGGGTTTAAGCAACCTTCCGGGGTTATTTATCAGTCTTCGTCACCAGTTAGTGCTTCATCAAGAATAATATCAATCGCTTCCTCATCAATCACATTTGCCATCATCCACTCTGCTTCTTCCAGAGTTTCTGCGTATCCTTCTACTTGGAGGAACTCAAGGACTACATCAAAAATATCAAAGGTCTCATCGCCCATATTGAGTTGCTTTCTCTCATTAGGAGTCAGAGCACCTCTTTGTGCTCCTCTTGCTGCCTGCTTTGCCTTTACCTTGGGATCATCGGACTTATGACCATACCCATGAAGACCAGGAGAAGAAGAAGAGGTCTTACGGAAGTCACCTCTTTGCTTTCTAGCATATTCAGATCTTTGCTTTGCTTTGCTAGCATCGCCATATGTAGGTTTCTTCTCTAGTGCAGATGCTCTATCTGCTGCTTCACCACCGCCTGCACGTTTGCGGAGTTTGGTTTCATCATAACCACGCTTTGCCATTGCAGTGGCTTCATCAACATTCTCAATTTCTTCCTTTGTTACAAGTCCAACAACATTCTTGTTTTTCTTGGTCAACTTATCCATATAAGAAATACTTTGCTTTTGCTGGTCTGCATATCCCTTTCCTTTTGATGGAGAAAGTTTTTTATCTCCACCACGTCTTTCAGCAGCTGCTGCCTGTCTCATACCACTGTCTTGGCCTTTGACTGCCTCATCAATAGGTTTGTGAACCTGCTGATATGCCTCCATCAGCATTCTAATATTTTTAGAATCCATTGTTATTTTTTAAGTATTCTAAAAGATATTTATATTTCAGCACATTCTCCATCAACCATTACAGTACCAGGAGGACAACCTCCGTCTACAACATATTGAATCTTTCTATCAAGACTTTCAATCACTTCACGAATTCCAGAAATACGTTCTGGGACGTGTTGCAATCCATATCCTTTTTGTGCATCAAAAAGAATTCTACGAATCTCTGCTGCTTGATAAACATTCAAATCCAAATGAATGTTTACAACTTCATAATCAACTTCAGACTGACTCATTTTCACTCTCCTTCTTTTTATTGAATCCAAATGGAATATTACTTTCGATTTTTAGTTTGAGTGCTACACCACCAATGGTTTCCATCACTTTCAAGATGTCTTCTGGTTTAGCACCTTCACCAAGTTCTTTCGCAACATACCAATACTTAGGCCAAAAATGTTCACCTGCTTTTTGATAATCTTCAAGAGTTAATAGTTTCACAGATCACCCTCCACACGATTTTCAGAACGGTAAACATCAAATGCACCATCAGGATATCGAGCACTCAGTTTCTCATAATTCATTTCCATAATCTCACGGAAGTTTACCTCAAGTGCCATACAAGCTTGAGCAAGATACCAACAAATGTCGCCCAACTCACGTTTCATATGGAAGACATTTTCCTCAGTATAAGGTTTACCTTGCAGGAAAATCTTTTTCACAACCTCAGTAAACTCACCTGCCTCAGCAGTAAGTCCAAGAGCAGCAGTCAGCAGTTGAGTTACATTTGCTCCTTCTGCCTCCAACTCACTCAAACGGACAGAAAGAGTGGGGTAGTCAAGACTAGGAGCACTTGTAGTTGCTTTTACAAACTCAATGTACTTATCGCTGTCAATAATTTTTTCAGTAGTCATCAGAATTTAAATCCGTCGAATGATTTTTTGGGTTTGTCTTCATAATCATACTCTTCTTCCCTTGAATTGTCAAGGATATTTTCTTGAGCAGATTGTTCACAGTCATAAAGTCGCATCTTGGCACGGTCAATACCAACCACAAACCTCTTATGAATGGTAGGATCATTATACCTGTTCTTCAATTGTTTTACAAGTATTTGTCCCAACCCCTCAAGCTCTTCAGTAGAAATAAGGGCAAACATAAGATCAGCAGTAGCAGGGAGACCAAAGGACTCACTAGTATCAGTAAGTTCAACATCACTGCTACCATAACCAGAACGAGTGGTCTGCGTGGCAGAAACGATAGGGACGTTTGCTTCAACAGCCAACCCTCTAAGTTCTTCAGCAATTGCTTTGATATAAGAATATGAATTGACAGTACTGTTTCCGCGATACCTAGAGGAAGCACATATATTAAGGTAATCAATGAAAATAATATCAGGTCTAAATGACTTCTTAAGTGCAAGTTCATTAAGAAGTGACTTAAAGTGTCCAGCATGAGCAGAAGCAGTAGGATATTCTTTTACAATCAATGTCCCTTGCGTTTTCTTAGCAATGTTAGTCACCTTTGTCTCAAACATTGCTTTGGGCAAACTTGCGATGTCCTGAATAGGAACATTCAGGAGGTTTGCGTCAATTCTTTCAGCAATGCGTTCTTCTGCCATTTCCATTGTAATGTACAGAACGTTCCTCCCTTGGAGCAGGACGGAGCTAGCCACATGGCACATGAATAGAGACTTGCCGACACCCGTACCAGCAAGAGCGACATTAAGAGTTTTGTTAGGGAGACCGCCTTTGGTAATTTTGTTAAAGTATTCGAGATCGAATTCAATTTTTTCCTCCTTACGGTGATATGATTCGTATCGTTCTTCATAGTCTTCAAGATAATCGTGACCAATGTGAGTATCAAAACTTACTGCCAATGCATCTTGGAGAATTGAAGGAATACTATCCCTACTCTTCTTTTCGTCTTTACCATCAGCAATATGAATTGATTCCATAAGTGCTAAGTAAATAGCACGATCACGACACCACTTTTCAGTTTGGTCAATCAACCATTGAAACTCTGTGGGAGATTCGTCAAGGACATTAATAAGATCAATAATTTCCTTGAAGGAACTTTCATTAATGTCTTGACGACTCTCAACCTCAATACACAGAACTTCTTTAGTTACTTGCTTATTATATTGCTGAATAAAATTGAAGATCTCCTCAAATACAATTTTTTGAGAAGAATCCTCAAAGTATTCTGTTTTGATAAAAGGAATAACTTTTCTAGAATATTCTTCATTGTGAAGAAGATTTTTTAGAATGAGATATTCAACCCTCTCCATAACTAAATTCCTTTCGAGCAATATCGTCCAATTGTAGCATTACTTCCTCAGTAAAGTAAACCTCTGGTTCTTTAAGAATTTGCTTTGCGTAAATTTTCTTACCATTCATTTCATAACGACCTGCGACATTCTTCCAAAGTCCACCGATCTCACCGAGTTCAAGAAGACCGTAATATCTATCAAGACCACGCTCATCATAATAAAGACGTATTTCCACATCTTTGTTCTCCTTACTCAAACGCGACTTAGCAGTCTTAGCTTTGATAATATTGCCGATAACTTCTGTTCCATCCTTTTCTTTCTTTTTGCTGAGATAAATGATTGAAGAGGCTGCGTACTTGAGTCCACTGCCTCCACCCATTTCTTTAGTTGGTACATAAGCTCCGATAACATCGTAGGTGTGATTTGTAACGATCATTGGAATTTTTGCTTGACCAAGTTTAAGAGTAAGCATTCGGAATGCGCCCTTTACAAGTTGAGATTTGGTCATATCCCTAACTTGCTTTTCATTTAGAGCATCAGTAATCTCCTTCTCAGTTGAAAGCATTCCCAGAGAGTCTAACACAAACATACAAGGTTTGCGTTCTTCTTCTGGTTTCTTGAGGTATATATCTACTGCCTTAAGTGCTTTGCTACGAAAGTCTTCAATAGTTACAACATTCACAACTACAAGACGAGAGGTGTCAATACCCCTAGATTCAAGTAGGGACTTGGTAATAGCTGCCTCAGTATCAAAATAGAGACAATAACCATCGGGATTGGAATTGAGAAAATTCTTAACAACGGCGAGGCTGAAGAAAGTCTTTCCAGTAGAAGACTCTCCAGCAATAGCAGTAATCTTATTCCCAGATACACCACCAAATACACTACCTGAAACCAGTGCGTTAAAGATGTAAGAACCCGTATCAACATAAGTTTCAGTCTCATCAATGTCTGCTGCAAGTTTAGTGAAATCATCACCAATCTCTTTTACAATATCCTTTAAAAAATCCATACTTTACCTCCAATATATTACGAAAAGAATGATTCTAGACTAGATGTTTTTTCTACTTTCCATCCAATAGAATCCAAAATAGTTTTGAGTGGTTCAACAAAACTTTTCTCAAACTGTAGATCATAATCAACATATTGTTGAAGATTCAGTTCCTTTGGAAACTCCTGAATAAAAGAAATTACATTTTCATAAATCGAATTTGGTTTTTTGAGATAACAAAACTTGATTTTTTCACCATTCTGAATAAGTGAATATTTATTTGCAAGTTTATTCTGTTTAATATAGTGATTAAACAGAAGTGCTCCCCTTACATGAATAGGAGTTCCCTTAGAATAAATCGATGAAGAAGACTGATACTTTACAACATCAGATACACTTCTTGGGAATGCAATTTCTTCAGGAGAAAGTTTCTTGAACTTTGATCTAGAAGACTCTATGAAATTAATGACTTCATCTTCAGTTCCAGTCATCATCAACTTAAGAGCATCCTTAATCATCTTACGACAAGGAGCAGGTGTCGAAGACTTAACTGCCTCAATACCCATAATCTTAAGTTTAGGTTCAGAATAGCGAACACCTTCACTATCCCATACATTGAGAATGTATCGCTTCTTCGCAGTCCAAATACCACGATCAGCAATATTCTCACGCTTCATTTGCATTTTTTGTTCGTAGGCATTGACGTACTCTGCCAATTCTTCGTAAGAACTTTGAATATACTTTTCAAATTCCACCTTACAGACCTTATCAAGGAATGAGACAACTTTCTCATTAGTTTTCTCTCTGCCTTTGAATACACTGTCAACCAGAGGACCCATATTGAGGTAGATAGAATCAGTATCAGAAGCAATAACGTAATCAACATCTTTCGTTCTCAGAGCTTTGTTAATGTGTTTGTTTACTTTACTTTCAATCCAACGAATAGACACTTGCCCAGAAAGCGTGATTGCTTCCGCATTAGCAAGTTTATAGTATCGGAAATATTGATTTCCAATAGCACCATAAGCGGAGTTAAGAGAAATCTTCTTTGCCATCTGAATATTATTACAGCGGGCAATCTCTTTCTCCAACTCTTTTGTTGGAGTTATTTGATACTGCTGCTTAGCAGCAAGCATCTTCTTTTTAAAGATTACACGGTCACCATACATCTTCTCCATAAGTTCTGGAAGCATACCCTTAACATCCTTGCGGTACATTGCTCCATTAGCACATACCGCATTGTCCTTATACATCTCAAAACTGATCTCTTGATCAAGAATTTTATTTACAGTAACTGTGGGATGCTTTTCTTCCAAAAGAGTTTCGGGAGAAATATTATATTGCATGATTAGGTGAGGATATAGAGAGTTCAAGTCAAAACTAACCACCCAATCATACACACCAGGAATAGGTTCTTTTACATAAGCACCAGCATACTTTTCACTCTTATTCTCTCTCTTCTTTGGGGGAATTACAATATCACGTTTCTTAAGATAGTTGTAAATGATATTGTCCCACATACGAACTTGATAAAACACATCAGCATAATTCACCTTTGCGTCATATGCCATGGTCAAAGCAAGTTCAATAAGTTTCATCTTGTCTTCCAAGCGGTCAACAAGTTCCACGTCAACAATGTTGTATTCAATAAACTTCTGCCATCCTTGAGTATAGAAGTCCTTAAAGGTATCAAACTCAGAGTGGTCAAGTTTCTTCTGACCAAGTTCTACTTCTGCAATGTAGTCTAGGCGATATGATTCTTGTGCCTTATAAGTAAACTTTTTATAAAGATCAAGATAATCAAGTTGAGTCAAACCACCAACATCAAATGTTGTGTGCTTACGTCCCATCATCTCAACACTACCTTCTGTCACAAGTCCCCAGTTAGAGAACCTTTTCATCAGTTTCTCGCCAAGAACTCTATTAAGACGCTTACAAATATAAGGAACGTCATATAGTTGAATGTTCCATCCGGTCACAACATCCGGAACATTATACATCCAATAGTTAATAAATGAACTTAAAAGTTCATACTCAGTTGGGCAATGATGATATGTCACATTTGACTGTTTATTGATAAAGGGTTTTGCCCCCCAAGTAATAATTTCCTTTGTAGTGTAATCTTGAATAGTGATAGCAAGAATTTCTTCCACACAAGATTCAACATCAGGGAATCCCTGTTCAGAAGCAACCTCAATGTCAATGGTTACAAGTTTGATTTTACTAATGTCAAACTTAATTTCATCCTCAGGATACTTTTCAGAAATATATTGGTAGATATATCTATCGTTTCCATAGATCTCAAATCCCTCAACACCTTCATACTTATTATAAAACTCCCTACAATCTCTGACTGTTCCTGGTTTAATTGGTTCTACGGTTTCTCCTTGAAGAGTTTTATGTTTACTATCCTTCTTAGACTTTACAAATAGAGTTGGAAAAAATTCTTCTTTGGTTTCAAATCTTTTTCCATTCTTAACTCCACGAACCAAAATATTGTTTCCAATCAACTGAACATTTGTATAAAAATTCATTACTTAGTAAGATCTTCGTATTTTTTCAAGAGTTTTTCAGAGGGTTCAGCAATAGTGAGGATTTTATCAGAGGATATCATAAAGGTATCCTGACTAGAAAAATCAATCAACCATGGAGATAAAGTTTCATTTGACTGATTTAACAAAAATGGTTTTGTAAGTTTACAGTCAGGCTCACCAATATCACCACCAACTTCCTCAATACCAGAAACAAGTACTTGATTATTTGTCAGTAAAAGTAACTTCGTCATTTTCCTTTTTCCTATTTTCAACTTCACTAGTATACATTTCCATCAATCTATCTATCGGTTCTGTGATAGTAATTACCCAATCCATTGGAACTGGTATTTTTTTATCCTTTGTCAAGGGAATCCATGAAGATAGTCCAATTTGATATCCTTCCTTACCATCTATTTCAGAAGTAAACCTACGCAATTTTACAGAACAAGGATTTGAAAATAAATACCCAATCAAATTATCCTGGCCAGTAAACATTTCATTGACATCCGCAATAATGTCTTCACCAGATTTTAAAAGAACAAGTTTTATAGTCATTTCTTATTGCATTCTCCACTACATTCTACCAACAAAAAAGGGAGGCGTCAACTGGATTGTGCCAGTTACCTCCCTGTCTGCGCCGACGATACTTACTATGTAGTAAGGTTTTGTATTATCTTTGCTGTCCAACCTTTATGCGATTTTTTTCCATTCAGGTATTCTTATTTATTTACTTTTTAGGTGTAATTGCGAATGCTCCTCCCATTACAGCAGAAAAGATTGTGAGTGTTGCTAAGATTCCCATGGTTCAACAAGTATTATGGTAGTGCGTTTGCGATAGGGACACCGATAAAAAGAGTCATCAGTGTTCCAAATACTAGGGTAGTGGCGGTGTAGTTCATAGTCCGTCCTCCAAAGTACATAACTATCTATATTATACTGTATCACTGTGATACACTTCTGTATTCATTGCTACGCATTTATACCTATTGTGTTAGGATTTATAGATAATCTTTTCTCTGGTGGTGCTCTGGCACGATCTTTCCCAACACAATTGTTAGAAGCCCATCTTCAAAAGTAACTGATCTAACTTCCGTGTCATCAGAGAGTGTCCAGGCACGATTAAATGACCGTTGAGCCAAACCTTTGTGCAAATACTTGGTTTCTGTTTCCTTATCCTCTTTCTGGCCCTCAACAAAGAGTTTACCATCTTGGGTGTAGACATAAACTTCCTCCTTCTTGAATCCTGCTAAAGCAAGTTCAAGTCGAGATTCCACATTGCTGACCTGAACTAGATTGTATGGTGGATAATTTGACGTGGTTTCGTGAAGTTTAAACACACGTTCAAAGTATTCATCCAAACCAATACTATTTCTATTTATCTTGTCCATGAGAGAAGACAAGTCAGCACTAGTATACCTTGTAAGGTTAGTCATTATTGTAGCTCCTTTTTTAAAGCGAGTTTGTGTTGTGTGAACCCTTTCGGCGTTCATTACTAATTATGCGAGATAACAAAAAAAGAGGAACGGCAATAACCGAACCTCTTTATACGGTGTTCCGACTTTTGTAGAGTGCCGCACGAATGGCACAAAAATATTTATGCCTCAGTAGTCTTTCCTTTCTTACCAATATTATACTTCTGTTCAAGAATCCAATCATTCTTATCCTTATAAGCAAGAACTTTAATTTGATTTAATGGAGCAATATCGGTAGCAGAGTCTTCATTAACAAGAGTAATAAGACCCCAATCAACAAGAAGACGAATAATGCGATTACGACGCTGAACATCATTTACGCTAAGGTTTGCGTGCTTACCATCAAGTGCAAAAAGTTCTTTGAAATGAACAATATAATAACGTCCTTGTTTGTGAAGAATGTGGCAACTTTGATAGAGTTTTTTCTCCTTTCTAGATGCAACTCCAATACGAGTCAAAGTTTCGCGTACTTTAAGAAAGTCATCAGGTTCATTTAGAACAACTTCCACCATCATGTTTGAAGACCACTCTACTTGTGGTTCGATTGTTTGATTAGTCATTTTTTTCCGCCTGTGTCAAGTCGTTGTTTGATAAAATCAATTTGTTGTTTATTTAGAATTTTCAAGGCCTGTAATGCTTTATCATTACTATATCCATAGTATTGTTTAATGCACTCTAAATCTTTGACCTTATCCTTTTGGAGCCAGGGAGAAAATCTCTTCCGTTTCCTCAGACTATTTAGGTAAAATGAATATTGCATATCCTTACTGAGACTATGATTCATATTCATTTCATTTGCATACATTATGCAATCTAGATGACCAGACAAACATCTGTTCACAATATATGGAGGATACTTACTTATAGAAGATGGATCCTCCTCAAGCAAATTTTGCTTTGTGTGGTTGATTGAGTTCAACCAATCTTTAAGTTCGTAACTCATCGAATAATCTGAATATTGTCATCTTCTGTCCAGAGTTCGACCTTTGTTCTGAACCTATCTTCTTGCTTGAGTTTTTCATACCTCTTTGTTGCTTTCTTTTTCCACCAAGAAGTAATATTTTCTAAGTAGAATTTATCCCAATTAGGGCCTCGAAGAAGTTGATCCTGTTCTCCAAGAATTACTTCACGAACATTTGAGTACCCATAATCAGAGATATAGAATCTCTTCTTCTGAGTCAGATTAAATGCTGCACCAATAACAGAATTAAATTCTGCAAGTTTATCCTTATCTTGAAGAGAGTTTCTGATGATAGAAATCATTTTTGTCTGTCTCTTCATCTTTTTGGATGATGCTTTTTTATCCGTAAGTGGAGTATTGTTGTTCAATAGAGTGAACCTATCATGAAGTCTATGAAAAACTTCATCGTGCAAAAGTGGTAGAAACTTACTTTCAGTAAGACCTTTATATCTCATATATGGTTTAAGACCATCATATTGAGATGCATCTGTGGTAGATCCATAAAGAGAAGTTGTTTCAAATAAAGCAATATCTTTCTCAAATACTTTATTCAAAGTCTCTCTAGCAAAATGGGAACAGCAAAGAAGTGCTAAGAACTTACCGCCAAGATAATTATATCCAAAAGGTTGAGATGGAACAATCACAAATCCCATAGCTGCGTGTCTGTTAAAAATTGAAAGATTAGGTGCCTTTCCCAACCAAACATTTCTTGGTTTTGAGTTGATAGTTGGAGACCCGAAACGGATAAATCCAACAACACCTTTAGTATTCTTCTCATAGATAACCCAACGCAATTCTCTACCAGGAATATTTGCTTCATTATTATGTGAAGAAACTGCCTTCAATAGAGTGTTATAGTGCTCCTGCGGAACAGATTTTTGAAATCTATCACCAACAAACTTAATATCAAACTCCATATCCTGAGGATGGATGTCTTCATTGAAGAATTCATCTTCAAGAGAAAAGAGCATATTACTTGACTTAATTACCTCCATTTTTACAAATCGAAGATAATCTTCAATATTACCCATTTGGGAAAAGTATTTTATAAATTCATCAGCTGCCCAAACAGCATCATTCTCACTTACTATCATAATATTTTTAACTATTCAAAGAATAAGTTTTTTAGATGGGGTAGCAATTGTAGAGAACATTTGAGTATATTGATCTACAATATCTTCTTGAGTTTCTGCAACATAAACAACATAAGATTTCTTTACTTTAATTTCTTCTCCCTTACCCTTGAGAAGCGGAGACCACGGTGCAAATCCCATCTGACCTTGACCAGCAGGAATAGCAACAATAGGATTAACAACAATAATAGTATCATCATTGTCTCTAATTAAATCAGCGATTACATCTTCGCCAGACCACATACGAATCAGTTTTACGTTCATAGTTCTTTACTTAAAATTACATTCAACCATAACTTCTGTTAGCGCCGCCAGAAGATTAATTTCTTGATCTGCGACGAACGCGATCTGATACTGATACTTAGCAATAATAAGCACAGCAGCAGGAACGCTATTGTTTTCAAGGGATGTAACAAGAGCATCGTAAATACGACGCAAAAGTACCCCAGAATCATTGTCCAAATTATTAACGACCCACTTTCGAACTTCGGTGAAGTTCTTTTCTTTGAGACTTTTAATGAGATCATTGATGTTTACGTCAGAGAATGAAGCTAAAATCGCAGAATCAATCTTACCGCCAGTAGAATACCTTTGGCACTCATTTA